TATGACAATATCGAAGCTGTGGTCAAAGTGCACGGTCACGGGGGGAAAACAGTAGTAATCTATGTCGACGATGCTCATTTTGAGCCTGAAAACAAGTTTGTAAAGCCCAAAACGGGCGAGGAGGATTTATGAAAAATTGGAGAAAGGGTCACGCACCTTTTAGTTCAACTGAAATTACAAAAATATGCGTCATAGTAATACTGGCTATCATTCTTTCACCTATTTGGCTTCCAGTTGTGGTCGTTGTAGAAATGGTGAAACTATTTGAGGAATAAAAAAACCCCAGGTTACTCTTGGGCCTACTTAAAAATTAAAAGGAGAATTAAATGGCTTTTATATCGGAAGAAAATGAAGAATTTGTCGTTAGAAATGGCAGGGACTTTAACATAGTTGAAATATACAAAACAGAATCAGAGGCCCGTGATCTGGTGGATTGCTTTCATAAAAAATTTAAACCCATGGCGAAATACAGGGGAGAAACCGCACTAAAAAGGTTCCATGACTGGCAAGAGAAAAATCATTGCCCGCATTGTGGGAAAAACATAAAGGAACCTAAATAAAAAACCCCCCAGGTGGGGGCAAAGTCATGGATACAACCCCTAGACGACCCATAAAAGTTTAGGTCACTTTGGGGTTTTTTGCCTTTAAGCAAAGTTAATAATCTTGTTTTTTGTCTTTCTTTTTTTTGGTAAAGTCTTCTTTTTATCTTTGTGCTCTGACTCAGGTTTTAAGTCTTCTAATCTCGGCCGATGCCATAAAGTATCTTCTATTGATAAGTGCTTTTCTTTTTTTTTCACTTACCCTGTCTTTCCTTCGATTCTTCTGTAAGTTTTTCCCAAAGCTCTGTCAAGCTCGGCTCAGGTTCGAGATTCGATTGCTCCTCATTTTTTTCTTTCACCGATGCAGTAATTGCACCTACAACATGGCTTTTATCGGGTTTTGCCCCATAGAGCCTTTCCCAAAGAGACTCAAAGAGGGAGACCCCGATTTCAAGCTTGTGGGCCGATATCAGGTCTTTGAGCTCTTTGGGTAGGCCCAGGAGAAAATCTTTATAATTTTTGCCAGCCCAAAGTTTTAAATCATCCTTTGAGAAATTGGTATCACCTCGTAAAATGGCGTTTAAAATAAACCGAATTTTGGCAGGGTCGGTCATCGAGGCTTCGGTAAACTCGACGGCATAACTTATCAGATCCGAATATGCTTCCTGGAGATTATCTGGGAGAATGTCCCCTAGTTTTTCTTCAATGTAATCGTCGAGCAACCCTAATTTAACTCCGAACGGCCTAATATAATTTTCGAAAAATTTTCCTATTTTGCGAGATATGGTGGGGGCAAATTGCTTTATCCCCCAACCTATGCCAGTTTTTAAAAAAAAGTTCATTATTTTTTTTCTCCTTTTTTGGGTAGACCCAAAACAAAATCTATCAATTCCGCAATGTAAATCTCCCTTTTTTCCAGAATTATTTTTGAGTCATCCCTGTTGGAAAAAAAACATGGCTCCCATAGTTGGGCTGGACAAGGAACCCCTCTCAAAAAATGGTAGGCCCTGTCGCTCTTTTTTGCCTTTTTGATTCCCCTATTTTTCGTCCCCAGAGCCAGGGAAATGTTTTTAACGGCCATACCTGCAAGGAGTAAATTGAAAGCTGTGGTCCCCTCATAGACCCAAATTTCTGAGCCATTGGCTTGGGGGTTATCCGATGAATTGCAATGTAGTTCTATTGCAAAATCAATTTTAAGCCTCTTTACAGACTGGCAAAGCTCGTTTATCGCTTGGTGCTCGCCGATTGTTTGGTTCGGTCTTAAAATGAGCTGGGCTGACCTTTCCCCGTTACCTTTTGAGATTTTATTGATTTCATTGACTGCCGAGATAGCCACAGACTCATTAAAGTCATATTCCCATTTCTGAATAAATGGGGAAAATGCCCCCCTGTGTGAGGGTCTGTGACCCGGTATAATCGCAATTTTCATTTATCTAAACTTCCTGAAAAATCTTCGGATTTTTCGGTGGAACCAATGCCGTTCCTCCCCTGAACCAATTCTATCAAAATTTTTCAACTCAAACGGGATTTCTTCTCCCGCCCATTCACATCTCATCAATTTGCAATCAGGGCATTCCCAAAAAAAAGTGTCTTCCGGCCAAATTGCCAGGTAAATTATCTCGCATTCCAAACATGCCAGATACCCTTTACAGTGCGGCTTAAGCCGGTTTATCGGGATTATCGGAGCCATTTTTTCAGCCATTTGAATCTCCCATTCCACCTGGATTTTAACTTCCGCCCAAGAGGGTTAGTATTTTTTGGAAAGTAGGTATGTCCATTTTGCCTACCATCAAAAGGAGGAAAAGAAATACGATAATGCTGTTAATAGTGCCCGAAACCTGCCCCAAATACCCTTGGTTTGGATTATCTGTTTTTGTGCCATTGGTTTTTGTTAGTGATGATATTTCTCTCTTCATATCTTTCACGTCTTCGCTCATTGCCGTAATTATCTCTAATTTGCTCTCAACCATGTCTAACCTCCTTTCCAAACCCTCTATCCCTGCTTTGATTTTCTCGTTATTTATCCGGCATGTAGCCGGGCTGTCACCGTTCTTTTCCAATTCGATTGGCATTTTTAATTCCCTTGATTGGGTTTCCAGTTTTTTTCAAAATCAAAAATGTTTCGGAGCCAATAACTCGGTATGCTCTGTGGCTTTCTAAGCATGGGCCCAATCCCTCCCAAGGGTCCAGGATAACCGTTTCAGAGGAATGACCTGGGCAATGAATTCTAACTCTTACCGTCTCCAAACCATAAAAATCTGGGCCATTAACAATTTTGTTTCCCGGTCTATTTTCATCCATTGGGTTTAAAATTCTATTTGACAATAATTTTATTTCAAAAAAGTTTTCATTACTAGAAAAAGCAAAATTAGAATTAGTGATTCCATTCAAATCATAAAACCAGTGATTTTCGATCTCTACGGTAGATGTAGAGTTTTTTGCTTGCCAATCAATAGCCATCTGGTTTTCAGTAATGCTGAAACAGTCGGCAAAAATAGGAATTGGAATAAAAAAAATAAAAATGAGGAAAAATTTAATATCTCTTAACATCTGAGATCCTGAATTCTGCAATTTTGCCATTAAAGCTCGCATTAGACACTCCAAGCTCACCGGCATAACCATGGCCCAGGAGCCAATTTGCTGGTGAAGCGGTGAATACACCACTGACCGATGTATCCGTTGAGACGGCGTCTGGCTGACCAGAGCCACCCGTTCCATCCATGTTCGTGATGATATCTTCTATTTTATACGCCAGCTCTCCAGTGGTAGCAGCCGCGTCATACCTCATTACTATGTGTGCCCATTTGTTCGTAAACGTTACTCCTATCTCCGTAAAAATAGCATCAAAATCAGTCGAACCGTTGTTATACCTTAAGCACCTAAATTTATTGCCGCTGGTTTCGAATACACATTGTATGCCGTTAAGCGGTGAAGAACTAAGATTTCCGAAAATTCTATTATTTCCGGTAATCCCAGAAAGATTTACAATCGCATCAATCGAAAAATCTCCAAAAGATGCCACAATAATTGGACTAGAATTATTTTGTAAATAATTTCCGGTTCCGTTAAATGTCCTTGTTGTAGCCATTATTGAAGTAGTACCTAACGTAACAATTTCGCTTGATGTAGAATCTGTTCCGGTCAATGTGAAGTCCAAATCTGAAAATTCACTCCCAGATATTGCCGTGTTCGAGTCAAAACCAACAAAATGAATAACGGTGTTCGAATCAGTATCAAAAAAACTCGTTTGAAGATTCAGTCTATTTTTAGAAACCGTACCAGTTGTAGACAAGTGACCGGCCTCATTATTAAGGGTTCTAACGGTTAAATTCCCTTTTATGAAAATAAAGGCTGCTGGGATAATGATTAAAATTAAAAGTAAACGATTGATCATTCTGTTGAGACCTCCCCATAAGCAGGATAAAAATAAAGTGCGTCATCGTGAGTATCGGCGGTATTTGCCCCCACTCTAAAAATTTGAAGGTAAAGAAGATCCCCAGGTGAGGAAAAAGCATTAGAGATTTTAAAATCATCCATAATAACCGTCTGGACCGAGGTTGTAGCCAAAAGAGTCACTGTTTCAGTCGCAATTATCGTGTAGCTCCCAACCGTCCATTTAGGGGTCCCTGAGCCAATTCTTTGCGCCCTTAATTGCAAAACAGCAGCCGAAGCACCAGGCAAATCTGGGGTAAAAACAGGGAGGATAATTTGAAAAGGATTATCGGTATTCCATTTTAACGGTATTGGTGAATTTCCAAAATCCACCCCCTCAAGGGTTGATGAAGCTAAATAGACGGCTTGATAATCGTTAGAAACCGCTCCGTCAGCTCCATTAGCCGTTGGCGATAGAATTGGAAAGGGCATTGTTTGAGTTGCAAGGCTGGAAGCTGCCCCAGCAGTTGAATTTATAACCAAAGTAACCGAGGCACCAGTTCCCAACATTTGCAAAGAGATATCGGTTCCAGCCCGAAACCAAAGAATACCTGGACCCTCCTCGCTTCCACCCTCTACTCCGTAGGTAGTCGTGGCCGTGATGGTATCTTTTTGGGAAAACTTTACTCCACCGGTCATTCCCTGGTCGGAAAAAAGAGGAAAAGGGAGGGAAATGAAAAGAAAAAAAACAAGCACAAAACTTCCCATAACCCCCCCTAGCCCCAACCTAATTTCCAATTATTTTTGGTAACTTCCCTGGAGTCCTACAATGTGGAGGCTATCTCCATGGGTATCGGCTGCGTTACCGGCTGACCTTTCTATGAGAATGTGGATTCGGTCGTTGATATCCAAAGAACCAGCAGCAATTATGAAAGAGCTATCGCTTGCTAATTGTGCGGTAGTTTGGCTCAAAAGGGTGTTGGTAAAGGTTCCAATCGAGGTGAATCCGGTGGAGCTATAAAGGGCATTGCCAGCCTTTATGATTTGATATCTTGCAGCGTAAACAACATCGGCCGCTTCCGCTGCGTCAGGGGTGGCAACCAAAAGATTAAATTTTAAATCCGAGGTTCCGTTCCAATCTTCGGGAAGAATTTCAGCACCAAATATGGCGGCCTGGGTGGCTGTGGAACTGAGGTAAATTGTGTGCCTGGTAGTGTCAACCGCTCCGGGTAAAAGGTCTGCTGGTGCCAGAGTAGCAAAGTCGATGGTGCCAGAAGCCTGGGAACCCTCCAGGGTTGCTCCTGAGCTTTCAACAACCAAATTAAAACCATCACGGTAAATAGTAGTGTTGCCTGCACCGGTTAATGACAAAGGAACTAAAGTTGTGTTCGAGGCATTATAGCCGTAAAACTGGTCTGTTGTTGGGGAGGCGTTTGAAATTGAGGTCCCCTGAACCTGATTAGCGTTAAAAACCGGGAGGGTTTCGTTTACTTCAATTGTAAAGTCATTCAGCCCACCATCAGAAATACTTAGGTTGCCGTCAGTATTTACAATAGTTGGGGAGGCGGTAATTGTGTCTGTTTGTTGAAAAACTACACCACCAACAAAACCTGGACCGGCAAAAACGGGCTGACCCAGGAACAAAATTGTCATAAAAACAATCAGAATTTTAAACATTAAATTTCTCCTATTCATTGATTAAACCCCGAAGTCCGGTGATGTGAACATCGGCCCCGTGGGTGTCCTGGGGGTCCCCCCCGATTCGATTCAAAGAGATCCCAATAAAAAGATCCCTCGAAAGGCTGGCTACTGGAATTATAAACCCTGAGCTTGCAAATGTCTGTATCGTTGTTGAAGCCGTTAGAGGAATTGTGAAGGTTCCGACTATATTCCAGTTTGAATCTGAAAAAAAGTCGGTTCCGTCCCCTATGGTTTGAATTTTTAACTGGAAAACTGCTGTTGCCACTTCTGAACTGGCAGGCGTTCCCAGGTAAAGTTTTAGGCTCATCGATGAGGTTTCATCCCATCTATCATCAATTATTTCGGCTCCGAATCTCACTCCTTGCTCGGTGTCTGGGTCGAGAAAAACGGTCCCTCTTATCGGGTCAGTTCCCCCCGCCTTTCCGGTCTCGGTACTCGGAGAAATCGCCCTGAAATTTATAGTTTTGGTGGAGGAGGAAACTGAGGTTCCACCAGAAGCGGTTGAATTTTGCCATTCTGGAAATCCAAGGTTGTTTACGGTTAAAACTTGGCTCTCGGCTCCGATAGGAAGGGATACAAGACTTCCGGTTTGCCTGTAAATAATGTCCCCGTCCATTGTTGTTGGATCGGTTAAAACTGAATTGGGCACCCACTCAAAACCATCTGAAATTAAAGCCTGACCGGATGTTGCGGAAGCGTTATTGACAGCCATGCCCTGAATGGAGGTTGCGTCCCCTGAGCCACCTCCCCCACCTGCGGTCGAAATGGTAAAGGTTGTGGAGCCATTTAAGAAAACTTGCTGAATATCAATACCGGTTCCAGAGGCAAGAAAAACCGTCCCACTTGCCCCGTTAATTGACAGGACCCCAGAGGCAGAACCTCCCCCGCTTGAATCGGCTAAATCCACCCAGCTAGTTCCATCGTAACCTTGAAAAGTCAGGAGGTCGGTGTCAAACACTATCTCCCCTTGACCTGGTGATAAAGCCGTCCTGGAGGCTGTAGTGAATTCCCCTATTTTGAGATTTCCAAACCTCCCCCAATAGGCTTCAAGGGTTCCGCTTGCCCTAACCTCAAGTGTGTAGGTCGGGGTTGCAGAATTGTTGTTAAGTCGCAGTAGGGCCGTGTCTGTGCCCAATTTCCGAAGTCCGTTAATCTCAACCCCGGAATTAAAAACGGAAGGCTCCCCTTTCCCGTGAAGGATTGAGGGTAAAAGCAAAATAAATAATAAGAGGGTTTTAGTTGAGCCCTGCATCTGCCTCCACGCTTCCATCTACTTTCAAATCTCCCTGTTTGGAACCGTTAACCCCAAGGGTTAAGAGAGTTTGCCCATTTTGAGTTATGAGCAATGGGTCTGAGGTTTGCTCTAAATCCAATTTATCTTTCCTAACCCTGCCGTCAGTATCCGTGATAAACCAGCTTGCCTGAATTGTATCCCCATCCTGAATATTTGCCATATTAATCCTCCTTGCAAGATACCCCTACTTCAATTCTTGTTTGTCCGTAGGAACTCATTCCTACCGGTGTCACCAGCTTTACATCGATTTGAGCCGAACTGGCTCCCGAAGAAATGTTAGCCAGGGAAACATAATTTGTTCCAGGGTCCCCGTTCCCAAAATTCCCCCCGATTGGGGTAAACCCGCTTCCTGAGTCAACTTGTATCCATTGCTCGGTAACTGCCTCCTGTCCAAACCCGTTTTGCTGTCCAGTGTAAAGCCCGTTAATGCACCTCGCAAAAAGTCTAACAGCCGTCGCTGTAGCGTCCCCATCGTTTCGAATCTTGAAGGAGAATACCGAAATTCCCTCCCCCTCTTCCGCGTCACCAGCAGAAACAAGGTTCGGAATTGTTGTCGATAAAGTAGTGTCATAAATTTCAAGGTTTGCAGGCATCTCATTTTAGCTCAACTCAGTGGTCCGCTCGGCCCAAGAACTTTAGCGAAATCATTGTGACGGTTAGGATTGTAAATTACCACCTCGACCCCCTCATCAATTATAGCCCCGAAATCATTCTTAATCGACACCTGTCCGATTTGGCTTTTTACAACTGCCGTCGTTGTCGTGGAGCTAACGACAAAGCCAACCGAAACCGGATCTAGGACCCTTGCCCCTTTTTGTCTCCCCCCCTTTAACCATCTTAAAACTCGGTGAACTCTATCGGTGCATTTTTTTGGAATTTTTGCATAATTTATTCGGGAACACCTGGTAAGCCAAAATCTCCCATCACGGTTTCTGAGAAGGACGACAAATGAGGGAACCCCTAAGCCATCATTAGAACAAAGCCAGACATTTAAGGTTTTAAAATGACTCCCTGAAACTTTGAAGAATCCACCTTTCACCGAATTGCTTATGTCTTCCTCGGCATTTGCATTAAATGTCCATTTCCCATCTGGGTATGGACATTCCTCCTCCTCAACTTCCTTTTCTGTCTCGACAAAACCCTCATCGTAGGTAATAAAAATTCTGTCAACATCGTAAGGGTCGGATAAGGGAGTGAAAAACTGATCACCAAGAACTGATCCTGGGGTGGCAAGAATTATAACTTGACTGCTTCCCCCAACCGTAAATTCAAGAACATTTTGAGCCGTATGATTTATGGTTGCAGTGACTTCGGCGGATGGGATAAATATCTCTGATTGGCTAAACTGACAAGACGGTAGGCTCGTGATCGGATCGAGGACCAAAATATCAACTTCAAAATAATGTCTTTTGAAATTTCCATTCCAAGTTAATTCGTGCTCTTCCCCGGAAACATTATCGGTCAATCGAATCGCAAAAGTCTCTATATCCTGCTCTATATATGGCGTTCCACAAGCCGTTTTATTTATCGTATTAACCACGGTAGTAACCATACCTACCGTGAAATCCCCCCTATCATCTTTCAATTTAACCCGACAAGTTGCATTACTAGCGGATTCACCTTGGGACTCGTAATTTATTGTAAGGCTGGTGAATTGGTCTCCAAGCGTTTGAGTGTCACCATTGGCTCCAGGGTTTGTTTCGGTTATTTGTGGCATTAAATAACCGTCCCGATTGTCGGAGCTTCATAATCAACACTCTCAGCCGAATATCTGGAGTGGGCGTTTATCGAGGTTTCCGAGGCTGAAAATGAATGGGTCCACCCGGTAATTCGATAATCCCTATTCCCGCTGTTCTCCTCGTGATTCAAAGTCACAATGTCATCAATAAAAAGGAAAGGGTTGAAGCTGGTTGAAAAACCCCCCCTGTCCTTCCTGCTTTCGTTTATGAGGTTATCGGCTGCGATTATGGCTTCTGCCTCGGACAGGATTATCGAGTTTTGCAAATTTACCCGCCTTATCCCACCGTATTTTTGTCGGTCCGCTGAATCAGTTCTCCGAGTCACAACGGAGCCGTTCCCCGTTACTACAACCTCAGTTATTTTGTCTCTTGCGTTAGAACTCGGCTCAAAGAGGGTGTTGTTTTGAATGAGATATTTTGGTGTTGTGTCTACCGGTAAATCCCTGGCGACAAAGGTTCCATCCCCATCAAAATACCAGGTAAATTCTCCGTAAAAATTGGATAATCTCTCAAAAATCTCTAAGGCATTGTTGTTATTGAATTCTATTCCACTGATTGAAAAGTCGGTAAACCCGGTAAAATCCATCGAGGTTACCCCGGCCTGATTCAAAAGAAAAATCATTAAATCTTTAGCCTGGGTGTAACCAGAATGAACACCTGGAACCCCTTCAACCAGCTCCCCAAAATCAAATCCATTCAAGACAATTGAGGAACTCTCCCTGCCGTAATAGGGAAGCCGGTCAAGTTTTACCCCTGTTAAAATGGGGACCAAAACCTCCACACCTTCAAAAATGTATCCAGCCCTAATGACCACAAATTTATTAAAATCTGCCGAAAGGTCGGTCAGCCATAAATCGGTGAAAGTTGGGGAAATCCTTTCCGGTTTAAATGTGGCCGTCCAACTGGCCTTGGAGCCTCGCTTATTCTGCCTAACCGTTACATTAGTTACCGCCCTGGTTATTTCGGTCTCGGAACCAGTTGTCCGGTCCCTAACAAAAAATCTTAAAAGTGGCGATTGAACATTGCCAGATAAAATCAAATTTAGAAGGGCCTGATTTATGAGGTTGACCTTGACCACAACATATTTGCATACCCAATTAACGTGGTCAGAACCTACCCTAGAATTACCGGCATCCCCGCTTGTCAGGCTCATTTTAAGCCCTCTTTTCAGTTACAAAAAATTCCAGGTTATAGCGGAAAAAATCAGGGAAGGGGTTTCCGTCAAAAGTCGGTTTAAAATAGCCGTCAAGAACCTCATCACCTGTTTGAAGTGTAAAGATAAAGTTGGAAGTACTTTCGTTCATCGTTCTCAAAAGCTCGGCGTTGGTTCGATTTAAAATCATCGGAACGCTCACAGTTCTGTCAGTGTGAACCGTTTTTGAAATTTGATGGACCGTTTCCCCGTCCAAAGTGGCACTCATACTAGCTCGCTTATGAGGCTCCCCAGGGTCGAAAGCTTCCAGCCGGTTAAAAAGAATTGTGCCCAAAGTGACATGGCTTAATGAGCAAAACATTTAATCTCCACAGGTCCGAATCCCCTCGACATAAACGATTAGGCTGTTTAAAATTTGGTCCAAAATTGGCTCCCCTGTGGGCTCGATTTTAACCTTTATCGGCTTATCGGCTTCCTTATTTTTCTTTTCTAATTCGTTAGCCTTTTGCTGCTCCATCTTTTTCTTTTCTTGCAATTCTTCTTGAAGAGCTTTGAACTGTTGTCTTTTTTTAATTTCCTCTAAAGCCCTTTGCCGGTCATACCAACTGTTTGAACTCATTTCAGCAAATCTTTCTAAATCATCTTCCCTCATGGATTCTAAACTGAATTCCGAAATGGTCATTCCTGGTCTTTGTCTGTCCCCTAGCTTTGTCATGTCACTTGCTTTCTTAGTCTTCTTCTCATCGGCTTTGAATTGCTTATCTTTATTAACCTCAAACTGTTTCATTTTGTAACCAGATTTAGAATCAGTTTTAGGTTTAAAAGCTTCCGCTCCTAATCCCTTTGCTTTGTCAGTAACTTCTTTAAATTTTTCAGATATTTTGTCAAAGGCATTTACGCCAAAATCTTTTATAGCGTTGAATTTTTCGACCATACTATTTTTAAGGTCAACGCCACTGGACAAAATATTTTGGAAAAAATCTGACTTAATTTCAAACTGGTTAATGGCTTCCAGGCTTTCTATTATTCCGGTTAAAGGCCCATCGCCCTTCATAGATTCGGCAACCATTACCGGTATCCCACTTTTAAAAGAGTCAAGCATGTTTATTGTGTCATCTATAGTTGATTGTTCAATTCCTAGTTTTTCCAAAGCAAATTCCGGCAAAAGCTTCATCAGATTTAAAATCTTTTTAATAGCTTCGACAACAACCCCCACTATCTCCCCAATAACTTTTAAAAAAAGTCCCCGCAATTGAGTCAAAACAAAATTCATCGGTATTAAAATTGCCTTACCAATGATAATCATCACGGATTTAATCAAATTGAGAGCACCAGCTAGAACGAAGTCTAGGAACTCGGCTATAGTCGAAAGGCTATCAATAAAAATGGTTACCAAGTCTCTTAAAACGCTGTAAACAAAACTAAAAGCAGCGGAAACTACCCTAAAAATCTCCCCACCAAATAAGTAAATTATGGCTATGGCTGCTATCACAGCACCGGTTAAAAGTAGTCCTGTGCCTGTTATTTGGACAAAAAGCAAACTAAAAATACCGCTTGCTACGCTGAATAGGAATGAAAAACCTGATGAGATAACACCAAAAGCGATGAGTGCCGATGATTTCAATAGGATGAAAATTTGAGGAAGAATCATTATCGCACCTGCACCACCGATGAGCATCCCAAATGCAAAGGTGAGCCCGATTATGGCCTCTGTTATTCTCGCCAAAATTACACGGACAGGAACAAAATATTGCTCTATTCCCATACTTTTAAAAAATTTATATCCGAAATCTTCGGAATCGATTATTTCGAATAGCTGGAAAAAAAGGTCATTGAGAAGAAATATCCATGGTGCAATGTCTTTTCCAATAACGGCACCAATAGTTTTCCCGATAACGCTTATCAGATTGTAAAAAATTTGAATCTGTCTGGAAAGGGAGGCCATCACGTTTGCAAATTCTTTCGCCATGGAACCGGAGGCATTATTTGCCCTGGTGATATTTAGTAATACCATGTCCCAATTTTGGGCCACTAATTGCAGGGCTTTTACCCCTACCTGACCGAATATATTTTTTAAATGTATTGCAGCCTCGGCAGAATTATCACTTACACCGCCTATGCTTTCGCTAATCAACTTTATCAATCCGAGCATATCACTGGAGGCCATTGCGGTTAATTCGTCTTTGGTCTTACCTAACAATTCCGACATTCTTCCCAATTGACCCTCTTGGAACATGACTTGGAAACCACTAGCTAATCTGGTTCCTGCGTCTGCCGCGTCCTGACCCAGAGAAGAAAGGGTCGCACCTAATGCAGCCGCTCCTTCTATTGGAATATTCCAAGCCTTTGCAGTACCACCAAAGGATTCAAGAAAACCAATAATATTTTGGACACTGGCAGCGGTCTTGTCTGAAAGCTCATTGACAATGTCGCCAAACTTTATGATTGATTCTTTGGTTTGTCCCATCCCAAAAACATTGGTTATTTTTGCTGCTGCTGTCGCGGCTTGTTCTCCGCTCATATCAAAGGCCACAGCCATCATATTGACAGCCTCAACCACACCCATAAGGTTTTCTTTTGAGACTCCCAGTTGACCAGCAACGCCAGCTATACCGGCTAATTCTTCCGCTGCTGTCCCTGTTCTAGCTGATAATTGAAGTAATTGGACAGACATTTTATCAAATTCGTCACCCTGCAAATCTAGGGTTTTCTTTGCGGCCAACATTGATTTTTCAAATAGAACCCAGGCACCAATGGTATTATCGACTAAAAAAGCGGAAACCCTATCTAACTTTGCATAAAGATTATCAAAGGCCTGCATTGCCTGATTGAGAGATAAAGCCATATCCCCCGCACTCTTTTTAGTGCCTGTAGCTAAGCCTTCAATGGATTTGGTTGCCTGGGTGGTTCCGGAGGAATCAAATTGGCTTCCAATTTTAAGGAAAAGGTTTTTTGTTACATCAGACAATTACTTTCCCCCCCTTTTAGCCTTTTTCATAGCCTCTTTTTCGGCTTCTTGTTTGAGTTCCAAAAAGCTCAAACCGGTTAAAAAATCATCATTGCTCCAGCCATCAATTTCACTTGGAGACTTTTGCCATTCATGGGCCAAAATCATCCGGCTCAGTTGGTTCGGGCTCCCTTTCAGGAGTTTTTTTTTGCCTCGACTTCGTGAACCATCTCCCTATCCATGCCTGAAAAACGGGTTACTTTTTCGTAAAGATCCTCCAGGATGCCGGCTGGCATTTTATCAATAATCCAAAAAATATCTTTTTCGGTAAATTCTTCAATGGCGTGAGTGACAATAATGGCTTTCCGGTTGCCATCGTCCATTCGAGTATTGCCATCGTCCATCCTTTTGTAGGATAGTCTCTCGGCTTCCGTAAAGACGGATATGGGAACCTTCTTAATGGTGAGGGGGTAATCGCTCACCCCCTCAACATAAACTTGGATAGTCGCCTTTGAAAGCTCCAGTATTCTCGCTTTAAAATCGGGTTTAGACGTTTCTGACATTATTCAAAAGGTCTTCCATGCCGTTTAATTTAAGAACCTTTGAAGCCAGGGCGTGAACCATTTCAACCGGGATATCATCGCCAGTTAAGAAATCATGAGTCTCTTTTGAAAGGGGGAAGATATCCGAACCGACAATGCTCATGCAAATGATAGCCGTGGTAGTCGCCTCTGACCTTTTGCGATTAGTTAAATAGTTTTCGGTGGCCCATTCCTGGGCCTTTTTTAACTCCCCTTTGGTTAGCTTTTTTAGGTTCACTTTTTCGTTAATGCAAGGAATGGTGAACTCTTCAAGCTCACCCTTCCCTGCCTCTATTCTTTTTAGTAAATTTTCAAAACTCATAATTAAGCACTCTCATCTATGTATTCTACAAAGCCAGTCACGTTACCGGTAACGTCTTTAGTTACTGCGTCGTCCTGACCTGCCGAAAACTCGTTGTCTAAGCCAGCCTGAAAGACAAAATATTTAGAAGTGTCGGTTTGGTCGATGTAGCACTTAACCAAGTTATCAACGTGCAAATCCGGGTCAATCATCCGCCTAAAAAGCTCTGGATTGAGCTCATTAACAAGTTTTGACAGGGAGAAACTGTGAGACACTTTTCCACCGTCAGAAAGCTCGGCAAAGCTCCCCTGAGTGTTGGTGTCCTGTCGGTTTTGAGTAACCCCCAAACTCCATTCTTTCCCCTGGGCGATTTTCGCCGATGAACCCATGTGATGGTAGCCGCTAAGATAAAACTTTGCCCCCTGGGCTCCTGAATGTTGCAAAGGCAGAGCTTGATAAAGGTCAAGACGGCCCGCTAATGGTCTCAAATGCTTATCTTTAAAATTATTTGCCCACTCCCTTCCGCCATAAGTTGAATAAGTTATTTGGCTGGCTGCCGGTGTAGAGGAAGCCCCTGAGTCCCGTATTACATATCCCAAAACCACAGCGGTTGAACTGACCAGAGGAGGACCCCCCGAGGCTCCATAACTTGTTGAAGCGGTCCCCGATGTTCCGGCCACTTTGGTAATTGATGAACCAGTGGCAATAATGGCGTAGATTTTACGACCTGAACCGGAAACTGCAAGACCTGTAACGGAAGATAGAGCTATGCTCACCTCCGCACCTGCAATATTTACGGTCAAAGCCTGGACGCTCACAGTATTGGCGGCCGACCCTTCAATCAAGCCACCGCTTAAAACCCCATTTTTTCTGATTGTAAGGGGAAATCTGCTGGAATTGTGGAAAAACATTTTTTCTTCGTCGAAAGTCAATGTTGCTTTCAAAACTGTGGAGGATTCATAGGCCATGGCAAACGGCCCCACCGCCACCGGTGTAGAAACCGATCTAAAAACCGCTGACCTCTTACCACTCTTCGGTGCTTGTAACATCTTCTTCCTCCTCTTTTAAATCAACTAAATCAACTGTAGTTTTACTTTCTTCAAATTTAACATTCTTCTCTTCGCTTATCAAAGCCGGGAGCTCGTAAAAAACTTTACCAAAGCTATCTACCCGGTAAGATTGGATCACCCCCTCCCTGAAAAGCCTTCTGGCTTCTTTTAAGGTCAATTCTTCTTCGTTCATCGTGCCCTAACCTCCACTTGTTCAACAATTCTAAAATCAAATTCGGCCACCCATTCGGCCTGTCCATCTGGCAAATTAACCATCGAAACCGGACCATATTCGAAACCTAAATAAGTGGGGGTATTTTTGTAATGGAAATCCGCCAATGCGTTTTTAACTTTATCAACCAGAGTTAAAATAGTTTTTTCATCAGGGTCAAAAAGCTCCCCGTGGTCAGGTCGATTCATTCTCAATTCCCTGCACCTTAGTAAAAAAGTGTGCATTTCCATATCGGCTACTCCAAAGTCTGCCGTGGTTACATTGTCGGTAACTGTCTCGTTATCGTTGGTGGTAAAAATCCCATCGGGGACACAAATTTCCACCCCAAAAGCTGAATTGATAGAGATTGAGTTCCTTCCCTCAATTCGGGTCAAAACTTTAACCGGATAACCCTCAAAATGGGTAGAGGTCTCCAATTCTGTTTTTAAGGCTTTAAAAATTGTGCTGTAACTCATTGGAGGAATTCCCCCATGGTTACCTGTTTTAATTGAGGGAAATAAAGTATTCCTCCCTCGCTGGCATTATAAAATTCTGCCCCACCTTCAACCATGTTTTTAACCTGGGAAAAAACAACCTGAGCCTGAATTTTTAGGTATTCCTGAGTTATCACAAAAACCCCGTTCTTATCGGGCATAACGTCGAACATAAAATCAGGATGACTCAAAACCCTATCAACCTCGGTTTTGTTATTTTTAAAAGGGGTGTCGAAATACTTCATGCCCTGGTGGTAGCAAAAGTCATGGCCGATTAGAACAACTTTAGCCAGGGGATTAACTTTCCAAATCCAATGGAGCTGACAAGAAAGGGAACAAAGTCCAGAATCAAGGACACCCTTTTCAAACATGTTGATCCCTTTGCTTTTAATTAAGTTATTCCACTCTGGAACAACGCCCCAAGATGAGCCAAACCAGTAAACTTCCTTCCAGCCCTTTGTTGCCTCTGTGAAAGTGTTATACCCGGCTATTAGGGAGGTATGCGTCTTGTTCGTTCCACCCCACCATTCCTCGGAGGTAAAAATTCCTAACCTTGAATCGACCAGAAAAGCAAAGTCCAAAAATGAAGAGGCCCTTAGGTCATTAAAAAGCTTTATCCCCCGGTTGGTGGTAACGATTGTCCCAACTTGGTTCATTCTGAAAATCAAATTTCTATCGAGATACCCGGCCCCTGCTCCTGCTCCAACCAAAAAGAAAACATCATTTTTAGGAACGGGAATATCTTTAATCCCCTTCCCGGTTAAAATCGCTTCGGAATTTTCTTCTATACACTTTAGGCCAGCGTCAACGATTTCTTTAGCAAGCTCCCCAGATGGTTGCAGGTGCCCATCTTCGTCTCTTGTTGTTCGCCAATCCCTCGCATAAAAATCCCTTCCCAATGCTCTGCCTGCCGAGGTCAAAACGCCTAAAGGTGTCTTAATCCTTTCTCCTATCTGAATGGGTGGGTTGTGCTTTATTTCTTTTAGTTGAGCCCTTCTCGCTTGCCTGTTCATCTCATCGCCTTGTCTATCATCTGCTCAAAGAGTTTAGCAATGGTTGTAATGTCATCATATCGGCCAATCCTTGGAATTTTGGCAGAAAACCCGATGTTAATTCTTTGCTTTGGGGTAACGTCAATGGAGAGGATTTTTCCCTTTTTTTCTATGCGGTAAAAATTGGTTATGCTCTCCTGGTGAATCTCTGCTTTGATTCCTTGGGTTTTATCGCCATAGCCGACAATTACAGTATCCTTTCCTACGAATTGAAAAGTCAAAGAGTTTTTCATCCCCCTGGTATTAGTCAATGGTTTCGATGAGGCTGTTACCGGGTTTTTAGGTGGTCTTGCTATTCCGTCATCCATCGGTCGGTATTTATACCAGTCAGCCAGGGGCTCCCATTGTTTCCCCAGTGGGTCAACGGTTTTTTGGTAACCGCTCATCGTTGAAGAAATCATAAAAAGTGCCGCTTGCTGTAGGGTCTTTTCAAATTCCATTTTATCAATTTTAGCCATGAGTTTTTTGAAGCCTGTAACCGTTATGTCCCCGGTGCCAGAAATCAATTCAACGTTAAATTTAAGCATTGGAAGGACCGTTGCGGATAATGTCTTTTTCCAGGTCGCTTAGACCCTCTTCTGCAAGCCAAATGATGTTCTGTCTGATTTGTGGGGGGAATTCTTTTTTAAGGTCAGCTACCCAAGAAAGCAGGTCGGCTAATATTCCATCGGCCATTGAATGTAGATTAATGTCCATCGTTGCTTTTAGTGCCCGGTAATAAACATATCTTGCCTCAACGTCTTTTTTGTGGTCAGCGGGAATATGGGGATTGGTCATTCTAGCGTCAACCCATGCTTTGCCCAAAGTCCTTAAATAATCAATTTGATAATCCCCGGTCCCGATAAAAGCATTATCCGAAAAATTAACAGCCGTTGCCGAGGATAGAAAGAAAACGGTTGAGCTTTTTCCAGAATAATCTAAAGAAGTTAAAACGTTGGTTGTGGACAAAAGGGCAAGGGTCCCGGTCAGGGGAAAGGCATCCGTTGAATCAACCGTCAAAGAGGTGGCCGGTGAAGTGCTTAACCCGTTTAGTTTTGTCTTTGGAAAAAGGTTGTCAATTTGGGGGAAAGTCGCCCTAATCTCTGCGTTTGTGGCGTAGGTGACGGCCATTAGTATCCAAGGCCTTTAAACCTTATCTTTTGTGTTACTGCACCGTTTTTAATCCAAATGAATCGCCCTGGGCGCACTTGGTGTGGAAAATCATGGGTCCAGGTTGCCGGATAGCCCTCCCACTGTTCGGGTTGGCTGGCGATATAAACCGTTGATGTGGCGTAATTGAGCGTAAATTCAAAGGGTGCCCCATCCCCAATTAACCAAAATCTTTCAGCATTTCCCGTAACTGCAAAAGAACCCGTCGCATTTGCCGATAGGGTCATGCTTGCAAATTGATTCAACGAATAGCCCTGAATCCCAGCCCCTTGAAGACACCAAGAAAAAGAGAAAACGAAAATGGAGAGTAAAATCTTCTTCATGGTGCCTCCTTGGGTGCCTGGGAGATTATTCTGCAAATGGGATATTTTTGTTTGTCCTGATTCCGATGGAACGAATTTCCAATGGTCCAGAACCGGAAGTAGAGTCATTTCTAAAAATTAAGAGAGTCACTTTGTCTTTAGCCGATAATGAGACCGCTGAGAAATCAACCTCAAGGGTTTCAAATGAGCCTGAATCAACGCTTACATCGGCCAGGGTTGTGCTCGCTGTGTCGTTTTGTAAAAGTGTCACCCCGAGGAAGGTATCGGTAGCTACATTGGCAGGTGCGGAGGCAACAATAACCAAATCCCCGCCCGAAATGAAACCATCAGGAAGGGAGACAACATAGGCAGTTCTGGAAATAACTCCATCTTCAAGACGTAACTTTATGTCCCCGGTTAAGCTCGCAACTTGAACTAAAATCGGGTCGCTTGCGGTAGCCGAAAACGCCAATAGGAAAGGGGTGTTCGAGCAAACTATCCCCGTGGTTATTGGAATTTGCAACCATTCCAGATGTTGAATGGAACGATCCGATTTCTGAATCCTGAAACTGGAATAGTCTCGGTCATCGATTGACCGAACGTTGTTGGTGTAGTCCCCTGCCCATGCCTGGGGAAGAACCCCAAGCAATAGGCCAAGAATTACTTTTTTAAGATTTCTTACCATTTTCTGTCCCCTTCTTTTCGGACTCGGCTACTTTTTTGAAAAAACCAAAATGAACCCACTTCCCGTTATTGTGTTTTTTTGTACCACCAACTTCCACCAATGACGGATCTTTCAGTGCTTTGAGAATTTTCTCTTTCCCTTCGATTTCAATTACTTCTGACATTTGATTCTCCTATTAACTTGTAGCAAAGTTAGCACCGACAACATTCTGCCATGCCTTTATAAGGCTGCCGTATGCTACCTCCATCCGAAGGTGGTAGCAGTCGGTATCGTTATTTATCCATGATTTGAACCTGGGTTGCTCCTGGTCGAAAATTTCCCATGAGCCGTCCGCAGCATAAAGAAACCAAGCATCTGCATCGTCCAAAAAAGGGCTTAATGCCATATCAACAATTTCGAAATTTGGGTTAGCGCCGTTATTTACATCCCCTGGAAGTCCAACAGAAGTCTTAAGGATTTGAAAAGCATCGCTTCGAAGTGAAGGAGGTACGACTAAATGAGTCGGGAGCCTCATTGTCTTTTCCCCAGCGTCATTGTAAGCGTTATCCATCGTTAGCTTCTGGTATGCAGTCTCGAAGTTTTCAGATGTAAGATTTTGTCCTGTCGAACCTAATCCATTGTTGAAAGCATTGGTGCTCAGGTGGGGAGGCTTTTTTAAGAGGGTTCGAGGACTTGCAGCCAGATTGAAAAGTGGTGACCCATCGTATAGCAGTCCACCATTCTTGTCCTCCTGTACGTCGTTTGTTCCGTCGAAAATAGGATCGCCTGCCGTCAACCCACCTTTGTTAAAATGGTCAAAAGCAAAGGTCTCAAGGTCCAAATGATATCTGTTGATGGCTGCTTGAGTCCAATCTCTAATATAGTTTTTTAATTCGTCCGAAGGTCTTCGAACGTCCAGGCCGTTGGTGAACCTGTCTGGGATTTTAGTGCCAGCTGTGTAGAGCTCTTTCTTACCAAAAACTCTTCGGCCACTGGTTGGGTCGGTATACACCAATGGTTCTCCATCAATTCTTTTTTGGAAATTGATGTTGTGGGTAGCACTGGAAATCATTATTTCCCTGCCTGGGATGTTCACCGATCTAAAAAGCTCCCTATATTTAGGTTGGTAGGGTCTTTCCTCATTTTCGATAAAATAAACCTTGTCGGCGGTTGTCTCAATAAAATCAGATAATTCTTTTCTTGCATTAGCCATTTCTTACTCCTTATGACCCAATGCCATATTTGGCTGGATTTATGTAAACTCGGACAATATTGGCTGCAATTTCTTCTGGAGTGGGTGGTAAAACAAAGAGGAAGCTTTTTGTCCCAGTGTTGGTTAAATCGGCAGACTGGATACCGCTTGAAACCGAGATATTTATAGGTTTACCTACATCAGTGACAGCTAATGTCTGTCCGCTTGCAACCGGCAAAAGAAACGCTGCCCCAGGCCCATAGGTCAGAAACTCGTAACTTGTGGTTATTGTCGGAACGGTTAGGAGATTACTAACGATGTTTGCGTCACTAAGCTTGAAACCTACATCGACCCACCCGGTTAAGGTGTCATCAGTTGCGGTTAATTGCGTGGCCTTTCCGCTTGAAATTTTATAAAAATACCCGCTCGCACCGACTCCCCATGTGCTCGCACCTGCCAACTGAATCCTGCCCATTGCAGAACCAAAGGCGACTTGACCCCTGTTTAAACTTAATGACATTTTGCCACTCCTTATCTTTTCAGATTTTCAACCGCTTTTTTCCATGTAGATGGACTTTCAGTTTTAATTTCAATAGCCCTTTCCGTGCTCCAACCATACTTCCTAGCGATAATTTGATCATCAGCCGTCAAGGTCATACCTGTATCTTTAGGTGGATTAAATGAAGGTTGGGATGTTTGGGCATGTCCCTTTTCAGAACCGGTGCCGGTTATGAGGGTTCCGTTCTTATCCCACCATTCCAGGCGGGCCTCTGGCTCCATTACCTTTAGCTGCTCAAGTATTGGGCCGAACACTCCCCTTTTATCTTCGGGGAGCGCCTCTATCTTCGAGGACCATTTCAAATCTAGGGATTCCTTTCTTTTCAGGTCCCTCTCTTCGAGAGATTTCAGGCGTTCTTCGAGGCTCTTCTTTTCGGCCTCCAGGGTTAAAAAATCCTTTCCCCCATCCTGGGGTTGAATTGTTTCCCTGATTTTCTTTTTCAGGGTGTCCCTTTGCTCTCGAACCTTGTCGAACTCACCTTTGAATTTATCTCTTTCAGCTTCGAGGAGTTTTATTCTCTCCTCGGTTGTCGGTTCTGTTTTTTTCTCCCCTTCCAGGGATTCCAATTTTTCGGCTATGCTATCCGGCATATCCTTCTCCTTTTATATTGTATTTTTTTTGGTTTGTCAAACGATGAAATCCGGTAAAGAACCTATTGAACACCTACAATTAGGGTGACGGCCAGGCAAACCGAACCTTCCAATAAGCTCATTTATCTTGATTGGACCCGCTTCCGTGGCTGGGGCACACAAAACCTGATCCGTACGATTATCCATGGGATTAAAATTTTGAACAAGATAATTCCCTCCAAAAGCTTGCTTGGATAATTTGTCCATTACCTTTGCGTTTATCTTTGTGGTTTCGGTGCGGTAAATAAACCGTGCCCTTGCGTCGGCGGAAAGCCTGTACCGTCCCCCGTCAACTCTAACCTTGTCGATTGCTGGAATTTTGGCTGTCATTTCGTTAATTAACTGTTCAGGGGTCGCTCCACCCAGGGACATTCTTATTAAACCCTGCTGGATAACGTCTGATATCTCCCTGGTTGAGTCACCGTAAATTTTAATAGCCGCCCTGGTCACTTCTTGGATGTAAGGTTTGTCAGTGAGTGCAAATTCAGCACTCAGGCCCATTTTTTGAAGCTCTTTAACCCAGGCGTTAAATTCTTTTCTATTAACATTTTCGGCTTCCAAAGAACTGGTAACAAAAGCCTTGGTGCCCGATAAAATTATCCCTTCAATAATTCTTTCTATCCCTTTGCGTCTAGCGATTATCTGGTCAAGATTCCTTGGAGAGTTTTCAATTTTACCATCCTCAACAGCCAACCCTTTAACAACTAAAAGGATTTGATTTTCGATATCTTCAAGACCTTTTTGCAATCCTATCAGGAGATTCTTTTCCCCCCGGCTCTGAACGTCACCTAACTTTTCATTCAGATTTTCACCCATCTTTTTGAATTTTTTTAGGAGCTGCGCTTTGGAAATCATCTTAAATTTTTTGGTTCATCAGACTTTTAAAATCTCTGTCCCAATCGTCAAAATCCGAGTCTAAATATTTAATTGCGACCCTAATTCCCAAACCCCCCAAACTTAGCCAAACTAAAATAATGTCATCCTGCTTTATCCAAAAAGAGGCGGCCCAAATTGCTGCCTGCTCTGCCTCTGGAAATGTTCCAACGAGAGTTTTTAGGGAATTCCAGTCAATTTTTAATATCCCGTTCATTTTATTACCTCGAACCCATTTACGTAGCCGTCAAAACCGTCGATGATTGTACCACTTAAATCATCTTGAATTGTCAAAGAAATCTCTTGGGTTGAACCTCCTTCAAGTTTTATCCCAAAGGGTGGAATGAAGTCTCTAAAATCAATCATAATAATTAACCCCTCGGATAAGCCAACAATGTTCGCCAGCTCGTTAAAAACCGATCCGACCCCAAAAGGACGATTAAAATTAGCCATCCTAAAAAAATCATAATTGGTTCTGAGGGGAATCCCGTGAATGTCCACAAACTCTCGACCGGAAAAGTATTGAAACAAGCAGCCATTGGTTAAAGCCGTTGAATTACCAAATTTATTCATCACCGGACCCGAATCGGAGATGACTATGGAAGCCATTGTCAGATATCGGTCTCTTGATGAGTGAGCCAGAACTTTGAATTTTTGGGGAGTGGAAGAGCCATCAACAAGCATACTGGTGGCTCCCGAATCGGAACCGTCCAGGGTTAAATATTTTTTGAAAATTATTCTATTCTCTAAAACATCGGGAGGGCCTGGAAGAATTGAGGCTAACCCATCTCCTCGGCTTCCAATGTTCCAGGAATGACCTTTTCTTCCACCCTTTACAATCGTTTCAATGGGCATTTTTAAACGCTTTCGGAATCCAGTTGCCCGAAATGAAGGGCAAGGTTTACGTTCAAAGTTCCCGTACTTGGAACCCATCTCAGACCAATAGCCGATCCTTGAGGGAGAATAATGTGGCTTTGAGGCTCGTAATGATTATTTATCCCGGTAAAAGTTTCCATCGGATAAACTATTTCCGTCTCGGTTGGAGCCGTGATTCCGGTAATGGCCCCTCTTTGAACCGTTGCATTTGGTTTATTTGTGAGCCCAAAGTTTTTGTTCACAAATTTTGGAACGGTCCCACCTGCTGGAATTCCGGTCGCTCTAAAAATCTCCAGCCTGCCAGCTACACTGGTTACTAGCCTCATATCGGAGATCCAAATGGGATTGGTATCGGTATTTTCGTAAAAAAAGATAACCTGGTTTGCTCCGGCTACAGTAACATCGAAATTGATCGCCCATGCCTGACCGAAAAGGTTGGCCTGGGCGTTATCGTTTATGTTCGTGCAAAAAACTTTTAAGTTATGGTTATTATCCACAGCTGCTGAACGGCCGTGTCTTGCGTCACTAATTATCATCTTCCACCACCCCTTTATCGTCGGTAATATATTCAAGGTAAAATAAAATTTTTGAAAGCTTTTCGTTTATTTCGTTCAAAACGGAGAGGGTTTCTGGGAGCCTTTTATCTGATATCTGCTCGGTTTCTTGCTCTAACTTTTGGTGAGGTAAAAAGGTCATACTATCCACCACCTTGAGCCGTCAGAGCTTAATCTTACACTTTCCCATTGCTCCATAATTCTTATAAAATCTTCACCCACAATTTTCTCCTTTGTTTGAGCGTAAATTCTTATTTGATTGCCTGGGTGGTGGTCGATTCGATTAAAAACGTAAACTCTCATTTTTGCAAGGCTCGCAGTTGGGAGAGTGATATTAAAAGCACCTTCCGAGCCGTCCACGATGTAGCTTTCATTTTCCCTAAATTGGATATCATGGGTTTCGGTCAAAATATTCGGGTTCCACCGGATAAAATTAGAGGCCCCAGATGCTCCGCCGCCTTGTGGTGCTGGCAATTTTATCCAATCTCCCCATCTTCCATCCGGTTTCTCGAACCGAAATTGATAATTTCTTTGGTCGATTTCATGGGCCGGGGGAAAACCCCTCTCACCCGTCTCCCCAGGTTCTCCATTTTTCCCCCCTTTCCCTTCCTTGCCGGGTTCCCCGGGCTCTCCCTTTTCCCCTCGTTGTCCCCTTTTGCCCTCCTCTCCAGGCTCCCCCTGAACGGCTTGCGGAATAAACGGGGTAATGGAATCTACAATCTCTTTTAGGGTTGGTGCTTTGCCATTTTTGCCGGGTTGCCCGTCGAACCCTTGGGGGCCTACTTCCCCCTGGACACCTCGTTCCCCAAGGTCTCCCTTTTCCCCCTGAATACCCTGGATACCTTGTTCTCCCTTTTCCCCTTTGTCTCCTCTTTCGCCCTTAGGCCCTTCCAGGTTTCCAAGAGTTCGCCAAACTTTGCCGTTAAAAAATTTAAGATCCCCAGTCGGGGACAATTTAAAAAAATCAATAATGCTCAATCTTTGGGATTCATCGGGCTCAATTTTTCGGAGCCTAATCAGATTCTTCATCGTCTTTTATCTCCTCCGTTTTACCCTCTTTCCCCTGGTAAAAATTGCCCTTATCGTCAGTGTAAACTTCAACCCCTGTGGCTTTTTTAAACATTTCGGCCACTTGCATTTCGAGGTTTTGTTTTTTAGCCTCTTCGTTTTCTTTTTGGATCTCTTCGATTTCTTCCTGCGGAATTCCTATTTTAGCCATTGCTTTTGCGTCAGTTGTCCAGCCCATAGATTTCTTTTTAATTTCGATATCGATAACCTCTTGCAGGTTATCGGGCAGGTTTGAACCCATATCAACCGTTACCTGGTAATCAATAAAGATGGGATTATCCTGCCAAAGATTTAGGCCGTAACTTATGGCCTTGGCTAACCCTGCCTCAATTTGCTTTTGTTCGGACCTAACTTTGCCCAAAAAAGATGAAAGCTTTAACTGGATTGCAAAACCTGACATGGCCGACAAACCCTGTTCAACTCCTGCGAGGTCAAATTCAGGAGCCTTTTTTTGGACGCTCGCATAAATTTCCCCGATGTTCTTCCAAAGGTCTGGGAGGTCTTGGTATTCCAGCAAATTAACTTCCCCCCCTTCTGGAATTTCTAAAATTTGCTCCAGGTCCATTTTTATCCCACCCGTTGGGGCTGCTGCATTTTTAAAAACGATTGTTGGGTGGCCATAAAAAGCGAGGACCCGCATTATGTCTCCAGCTATTTCGTTGACTTGGTCAATATCCGAAATGAGATGGGAGAAACAGTTACGGCCATAATATTCCCCAGGGACCGGTAGATTTTTGATGTGGAAAACTGGGAGGATTCCCCAAGGGTTTACGGTCTCCATACTCGTTCCATCTGGCATTATTGAGTTAAGTTTTTCAGCAGTAAAAACGCTTTGGAACTCAAGGGGGGCTCCGAATTCATCATTAGTTGAGTATTTGTAATCAATTTTATCAATTGTCTTAATATTGGTTGGGTTCGGCTTTATAAAAACATAATTTGGGTAAGGGGTGTCGAATTGGACTTTCCCATCCCTTCTTGTTGGCCAGATGTAAGCTTGTCCAGTCACCAAAGCTGAGTTTACCGTATCGCTTATAAGCTCTTCCCAAAACGGCTTAACCATTGCTTGGGCTTCCATGGTTAGACCTTCGTCGATTTCCCCGGTGGAAGGATTTTTGACCGATACCCCAGAAGGGGATGAGTTTAAAATTATGGCCTCTCGGTTTTTGGAGACAATGAAGGGGATGCAATTTAGTATTGCCCTGGTATTCCTTCGGAGCCCTTTGGCCTCGATCATCGTTCGCCCCCGGTTAATTTCCCCGTCCGCTCTCCTGGCGAAAAGGTAATCCATGGATTGGTAAATGTCGGAACCGTCTCGGGTTCCCAAGGCGTAAAGCCAGTACATTTTAAAAAGGGAAATTTGAATCTGCTCATCGAAAGAAAAGGTTACCAATGGATCTCTTTGATCCCCTGCTCTCATGCCATTTTCGAGACTGTCACTACTACTGCTGTTACCCATTGTCCCTCACCGTCGTTGCCCGATTATGAACCACTCCCATAATTACATACCTTAAGCCGTCGAGTCCATGGTCATTATCTTTTACGGGAATTTGGGTCCCAGGCTTGTAGCAGTAACTTTGTGCCTCGGCTTGGAGCTTCCTAGTTTTCTTCTCAATAAAATAGAGGTTGGGAATCCCTGAATCAGGTTTTTTTAGTAAAAGGGTTCTTACTTTTTCAATACCGTCTAAAACGTCCTTTTTCGCCAATCTTGCCTTGATTCCAACCTTAACCATTTCCCTAACGAAGTCGGGGCGGTTGTGGTCACAAAAGAAATTCTCGGGGTAATGCCTGGAGGATATTCTGGTAGCTTCGGCCAACACTTCAAGCTGATTGGCTTTGTAAAGGTAGGTCTCTTCAACAATAAAGTGGAAGCGTCTGGCGTAGTCAGAGGCCATGACAATAAAAACGGTTGGGTGGTCATCGGTTGCCCCGAAGTCTACGCCGACATTAACCATGGACCTTGAAAACCATTTAGGAAGCTCTTGGATTAGGTTATGCTTCCCGAACTCTTTGTAAATTGCTTCCCCTGGGGGTGTCTCTAAAGCCTCATAATTTCGCAGGAAAACATCTTCTGGCATTGAGGCCTTGGCTGCTTCAATTTCGGATTCGGGTATGGTCCCAGCCTCCAGAGTTTTTGTCGTGAATTGGGTGTAATCCTCAAACCTCTTTTTAAGGGCTTCATCCTCAGAATTCGTCCAATCACAATAATTTGAAAACCAGTGTCCATCATATCCAGGGGTCGAAATGATTAGTGACCGGCCCCCTCCAATTTCTGCACAATCCGAAAGCATGGGTCGGAGGGTTTCTTCCCATACCATATTATTTCTTAGATGTCTTGCCTCATCGAGGACAACCGCCCAAGCTCCTTCACCTTCAATACTTCCGGGATTATCGGCTCCGACAAAAAAAATGGAGCGACCATTTAACAAAATGACCTCGCGTCTGGTGAGGTTAAAATCGTAAATGGCCTTTCTGTATTCCCTGCAAAAGTGGGCAAAAACCTTCCTGGCTGTTTCAATAATCGGCGAAACCCAGAAGGATGGAATCTCAACTCTGACCGGAGAAAGACTCTCAGTTAAAAGCCACCGCCTAGCCCCTGTCGTTTTGCCTGACCTTCGGCCTGCTCTCCAGAGGGTAAATCGTTTACGGTTTAGATGGAGGATTCGCCTCTGCAAAGGAGTATAAAACTCAGTGTTAAAGAGGACAATTTTGAGTGGGGGGGCTAACACCTATCTTATCTCTATAGTCAGGTTCCCACTTCCGCCCTTTTCTTCGAGGGCTTTTTCCAGGGCTTTAATCTCCAGCTCTTTCCTTTTTACTTCAAGTTTTCTAAGCCGTAAATCCTCACCGTAAAGTCTGGTCCGTCTGCTTTGTTGCTTTTTTTCACGGAAAACCTTGTCGAGATAAATGGCTGCGGTTATTGCCGCTGAATTGAGCTGGTCATCTGATCCAATGCCTTTTGTGGAGTAAAATCTTAGGAGCTTTTCAGCGTCATAAGCTCCGTAGCTTTGCCCCTTTTTAATGGAGTGCCAAAGCTCAAACCAAGGTCCACTACTTTCTTTTCTTTTTCTGTGGAGCGTTCTGAGCGGTATCGAAGTAGCTTCCGCTATTTCCTCAATTTTCGCCCCGTCCCTGGCTAACAATCCTGCCAGCCTTATCTCTTTAGCTCCGGGCATCCACCCTCGGCGGTTTGCTTTCATTGTCTGCCCCTTCAGTTTAAGAGGACATTAATTTCCCTGCTCAAATATTTCGAGGGATTATCAAAAGCATATAACATAAATTCTTCGCCGTCGATAGCCTCTTCCCCTTCGTGGGTGACTTTGTAGCAAAAATCTTCATTAAAATAAATCGGTGGATCTCTTATGGGTGCACCAATTTAAGCCGAAATGGAGCGGGACTGGTGAAACAAGGAATTCTCCCGAGTAATGTCTAAGCATCGAGCTCACCCCTTATTGCCCTCATAAAAGTGTCTTTCGGGGTTTCGTCTCTATTTGATTCCCTAACGGCTTTCCATTCGTTTATTTCTGGTTTTGAGAGTTCGAAGAAAATGGGGAAAACCATAGGCGTGTTGGCCTTTTCCCCTTCGGTAGAACCACCTCCGAAGCCTTCCCCTTGGTGTTTTTCGCCCTGGCTATCGCCTCCTTCGGTTTTTCGGAAAACGTCCTCAAGCTCAAAACCCGTTAGCGAAATATCAAATTCTTGGCTGGCAAGGTCTGCCAGTTCTAACTTTAAAAATTCATCCAGCCAGGGACTCTCAGCCACCTTATTATCGGCTATCCTTGCAGCCTTTTTCTGATTTTCGGAAAGATCCGTTCGGACGATGACCGGGACCTTCGCAATCCCGAGTCTAAGGGCAGCTTCCCGTCTACCGTGACCCTTTATGATGACTCCATTTTCATCAACAACGATAGGCTGGTCAAAACCGAATTCCGCAATAGACCCGGCTATCTTGTCGATTTGTTTTATCGGATGGTCCTTGGTGTTCCGATGATAGGGGGTGAGGTCCTTCGGGGACCATAGCTCTATTTTTAGGTCAGTCTTTTTTTTCATTTTCTCTCCGTTTTTCTCTTTTTCAGTTTTCTTTTTTTTTGTAGGAAATGGAATTCGCAAAGCTGTTTATGGAATTCGATTATTTTACAGCCATTCACAAGACATTGTCGGCGTTTTGGTGTTTCATCCATTGATGACATTTTTATATTTCTTCGAGAATAGCATTGGGTAGATAAGCCCATATAAAGGTTTTGTTCCAATTTTTTTTGATTTGTATTTCCCTGCCGTTCTTCGGCGTGAGTGCCCAGTAGTCTGAGTAATCCTCTATTGAGCAGATTATAAATCCATCCATGGCGATTGCAGCCAAAACAGGCAGATTTTCTCCAGGGAGCAATTCCTCAGGCCTGTAAAATACAAAATTGTATGAAACGCCTACGGTTCTCATTACCTCTAAAATTTGGATCGCATTTTTAATATGTTCGACTACGATTTGGTTCATTTTTTACCTCACCTTTAAAAGCAATTTTGCAAGATTTAAAGCGTCACTCACGGCCGAATGTGCCCCTGGTGTTCGCTCGGTTGGGGTCAAATACTTCCCGATTAAATCCTGTAGCTTGTGGCTTTGGCCTGGGAACTTTTTTCGATAATGAGCGAGGGAGCACCACCAAATGGCGTTACCGCTCCCTATCCCTGGGAGGAATTTTTTGCAGAATCGTTTATCGAATTCGGCGTTATGGGCAACGATGGTACCGTGAGCAATGGTAATGCCTTGTAGTTCTATTTTATGATGAAATTTTAATTCGTCTTCGTGAGCACAGGTTAAGGCTTTGATTTTTTCTGGGACCGGTGAGCCTGTATCAAAGCTAACTAGGTGACTATCCCAGATTTTCCACTCTATTACTGTCACCATAGCTAATTGAGTGACTCGATCTTTTGCTGGAGAAAAACCGGTCGTTTCTAAATCCAAAACTGTAAAATTTCTAAAGTTCATTATGGTTCCCTGCCGTAAAAATCAAGGAATTCCTGCTCTGGGTCATTGGATTCGTAAATTTCCTCCCACTTCTCCAACCATATTACCCCCTTTAATTTTGCCGTCTGCGTGTAATGCAAATGGTTAATGGCATGGTTTATGAGTTCTTCCGCTTCTATGAGAAGGGCTTTACCGACTTTTTCTCTTATGGTGATTACTGTTGTTTTATCTCCTGAGTAATTATTCCTATCCATTTTTTCCCCTGGTTCTTTTCTCCTATGCTTCTCCTGGTAATTATATAAGTTTTCGGCTTCTTCTTTGGTTATAAAGCCATTGCTGAAAAACCATTCCCATGACCCCATTTCCGGTCTGTCAGTCTTTTTTTTCATTTTTTCTCCCTCGTTTAAAAGCTCCTCTAAAGTTTCAATACAAAGTTTTTTCAATAAAATATCCAACTCTTCCCTCTGCTTTACGATTGCTTTTTCCGCAATTTCTATCGCCATGTCACGCTTAAAAATTCCTATTCGATCGACTTTAAGACTTTCGTACGGTAGTTCTTTGATCTCAAAACCGATGTTGAAATCTTGAAAATCAAATTCTTCTAACATGCTTTTAAGCTCTTCGTAGCTTTTTTTAATTTCGCTCAAACTCTTCATTTTTTCTCCCTCGTTTAAATGTCCTACACGGGCAAAGATTTAACGGCTTGATACTCTATGTCCAAAATATAGAAATAAACCGATTCAGGTGCGTTTCCGTTTGAAAAACCAGCCTCCCTGATCCTTTTCCAGATTGCTCGTTTGGTTTTCTCTTCAAACTCACCTGGTATTTTGCTCATGAAATTTTTTAAAGCTTTTGCCGTCAAAAGATCATTTTGCAAAAGCCACTCATTGGTGGATCTTTGGATATTCTGAGACCTCTCAACACTGGGCTCATCAGCCTTCACTTTTTCAAGGGAATAAATCTCCCTACAAATTTGCTCAAAATCCGCTCTATTTGGCGGATAACGCCTAACATCCTTTGAGTATTTTAGGGCTCCAGCAATTATTTTTTCTTGGAATTTCGCAATGCTCATCGCCCACCTCTCCAGATTCTCCTCCGTTTCCTGGTAACCCTCCCCTGCCAGGTGGCTCCAAAAGGAGCGGATTTCCAGCAGTAACGCTCTCGCCATTACTCTGTGTCGCTTGGTCGGTTGGGCCACCTTCATCGGCAAATCGCCCGAGATACTCTTCCCATTTTTGATCATCCATTCCCTTAGGTCCGTTATGTCGCTCACTTTTTGGTTCTCCTTTTTGTGTTGGTGTTTCCCAGCCAGCGGCGTTTAGGTAGGTTGTCGCCATGGGTTCAAAGCCTCGTAGCCATCCGGTATCATTCTGCTTTTTATCAGCGAGGTCGGCTAGAATCGTGTTTCTTGCATGGGTCATCCCTGGCGTTTCCCTGTCAAATCCGAACTCTTGCCAAATCTGATACGCCTTCGGTTTGGAACCCTTTCGTCGCTTCGGAAATTGCTCCCAGAACTCTTCAAAAAAATCTGAGGTTTGGGTTTTGAAACTTCGTTTCGGTTTTTTAGGCTTTGGAAAAACAAAGGAGGTATTACTCTGCGAGTTGTTATTTTTTTCGATTAGTTGTTTTTCGGCATAAGGATCCTCCTTCTTTACCTTCTCCTCATTCTTATCATTCTTGTTATCTATTAAAGGGGTGTCTTTTGATTGTCTTTTGATTGTCTTTTCATTGTCCTTTTCGTGTCCTTTTTGTGTTTTGTCTTTTTGATAAGTGTCCCATTTTTCGATTGTTATCACTGTCTTTTTTGTGTCCTTTTTTTGTTCGCTTTTTGGTCCAATTTTGATCATGTTTTGGTTTACCATGTTTTTGATAAATCTTCTTACCTTACTCCTACTCCAACCAAAAGCCGATGAAAAGGAGCTTTCGGTATAAAATAGTTGACCTGGTCCAAGTTCAAAACTTTCCCCAAAATCTCTAAAAGAGGAATGGGTCGCTTTCATCAAAATTTCTACCCAAGCCTGTCCGGGGGAAAACGGCTTAATCTTCCAAATTGGACTTTCCATCAATTTACGATGAATCTTTACCCACCCAGCATTATCCATTTACTTTCCCACAAGCCAAGCGGTGACCGCTTTTTCACTTAAAAAAACGACCCCACCGATCCGAACACTTTGTAATTCCTGATTTATGACTGCCGTCGTTATCTTTGACCTCGAAAATCCTGTCATTTTTTCGGCATCACTAATCCGGATTAGGTCTGATTTTTCTTTTTTTGATTCCATTTTAAACCTCCTATTCATTTGTTATTAACATGTAACCAATTTACAACAATATTGCAAATTTTAAAACAAAAATCAAACCCCAAAACCATCGGGATTTAAATAAAAAAGGCAATTAAATTATCAATTAAAATGGATGGTAAAAAAGATAAAATTGTTAAAATAAATCCAGATTTTTAGACAAAAAAAAGCCCCAGGAAAAAACGATTGGATCGTATCTATCCTAGGGCAGATTTATGTGCTCTTCAAAATGTAATAATACAATATTTTGGACAAAAAAAAGCCCCCACCTGGGGGCAAGTTTCAGAGATTTTTTATTCCGTTGGTCCCCTCCTTGCGAGCCTCAAAAGCTCGCGGAAACCTTCGGTTAGAGAACCTGCTCCGAGGGCACGGAGCAGGCTGATTTGGTCAGCAGTTAGGGAAATACTGACCGGTCTGGATTCTTTTCCGGATGCCGGTCGCCCACGCTTTATCATTTTTTTTCCTCGTAAAGAGCGCGGAGGCTGTTGATCAGCCCTTGGACCTCCTCGCTGAAATTTTTTCTTTCAGAGACAATGTCACCGTTGGTCTCCTCCACCCACTCGCCGTCCGCCTCCGCGGAGAGAAAATCAATGAGGAAGTCGAACGTTTGGCCTTCCTCGACGGGGTAGAAGGGGCCGTGCCCTTGTCCGCCTCTAACAGAAATTCCCTTTCGGGCGTTGAGACCATAAATTTTTGTCCACCGATTCTCGGAAATTTCTCCGAAGTACTTGGTCTCCTTGCCACGAAGGGTCACGAGATTACTACCCTCCTCAAACTTTGCGCCTGTCGCATCTGCGACCTTTTTCGCCATTTCTACAAAAATTGCTTCCATTTTTAAAGCCCCTCCCAGGGCGTGCCAGCTTCAAAGGGTACCGGCGGACCCACTTGTGCCCACCGTGGTGGGTGGTACTCTCATCACTCCGAGATCGATCGGAGGAACTCGGTGATGTCCGATCGTCTCGGACCAAGAAAACTCGCCCCACCTGAGTCGAATACGACCCAGAATCCACGGGCGGGCCGTGGTATACAATAGGGGGAGTCGGCGTATCTCCCCCAAACGATCCGCGAATTTCCTAGTTCCATGATTATTTTCATTTCATTTGCCCCTCCTTTGAGGCATTAACTTTTAAGGATAAAGTTTAACCCAAGATTCCTTTATGCTCCCATTAACGGGAGCACGCAAGCAGTTTTTGGACCTGCTCAGGTCTTGAAACACTACTATTCGTAGACCTTTTCCAAGGTCTCTAGCCAGTCTCGGAACTGGTCTTTTCCTTCCATAAAAGGGAAACGGTCATCCTCTTCCCTTATTCCAAATTTTATTTTTCCGTCGTTTAAGACGGCGGTCATGGAGTTTTTCTCCCCCATTCTTTCCAGGGGTAGGAAGAACTTCTCGGTTTCCCATGACACGTCGTGCACTGGTGTGTCGGTCTCTCGCTCGAATTTTACCGAAAAGGCTTGTCCTTTGACACTTGTTTCTTTGGTGGTGGTGGAGGTTGTGGTGGTGATGGAGGTGAATGCACCTCCCTCCATCTGAAAAATTTTGGTGTTGGTGGTGGAGGTTGTGTTCATTTTTTTTGCCCCTCCCAGGGCGTTGCCATTTTCAAAGGGCATGGCTGCCCACACTTTAGGTATAGTAAGGCACACTATGCTGCGTAAAAGTCCCTACGCAGCCGTCAGGTGCGTTTTCGTAGACTGGTTGCGGGAAATTCACCCGGTCCAGCCTGTATTCTTTTACCAAGTCCTGCCTGAGGCGCACCCGCGCGGTCCGGTTTTTCGGGCTCACCTCTCGTAGCCATGCGTCTCGTGCGGACTGAGAGGAGAACGCCAATACCCGCCATGTGTTAGCGAATCCAGTATCGGATTCGCTACCATAGTCATTTACTTCTCCGTAGAATTTTTTCATCTCTCAAAGCCCCTCCCAGGGCGTTGCCATTTTCACGGGCATGGCTGCCCACTTTTTAATCGAAAATCTCTACATTAAGGGGGATAATCAAAGCCTCCCCATCTGACCCGCGATACGGGAGGAGGATGCCCCTGGCTTGCACTTTATCCCTGTCCGCAAACCAAATCACGGACCCGCACTCCTTCTCACCATCAATTTTTGCCATTGACAGCCCGCCCTCGGACGTGTCGCTTGCGTAATTGTGCGATAAACCGCTCCAATGCACTCCACCGTATCTGTATCCGGTGACGATGTGCAGCGCGGAGAGGTCCATTCCCTTTTTTCCCAGGTTGTATGCCAATTGCAAAATGGGGGTGTGGTATGACCAATATTGATCTCCAGACCTCAACCCCTCTTTATTTGCATTTTTTAGACATAAAAAAACCCCCTCCTCAGATGAGGAGAGGGTCGGGGTGGACAAATTTTCTCGGATCTCCCCCTTGGAGGGGGCTGTTTCGATTTTTTTATCCATAATTTAATAATAATTTAATTGTTAATTAAAATCAACTAAAATCTTTAATTTTCGCAACTATTTTTCAAAAACAACACAAAATGCGATAAAATCGGGTTAAAAAAAGTCATAAAAAACCGAAAAGAATCCAAAAAAAACGTATTATATAGAGGAAACCCCGAAAAATGGAAAATTCAAGGGGTGGGAGAAAAAAATGGAAAATGAAAAATTGGTGAAAATAGAAGGAGCGCAATTGGCTCTCCTAAAAAGAACGTTTTTCAGTGAGTGCAGCGACGACGAAATCTCCGTTGCTCTTTACATCGCAGAAAAGTTCAATTTGGACCCATTCAAAAAAGAAATCTGGGCCGTGCCCACTTTCAGGCAGGGTCAAAAAAAAATGTTAATAATGGTAGGTAGGGACGGCTACCTTGCCTCAGCCAGGAGGCACCCCGAATTTGTCGGCATGTCATCAGGGGCTATTTACCCAGGCGACAAGTTCAAAATTGACTACGACCTCGGGAAAATTGAGGTCGAACAAACGGCTGAATCCTTTTCAAAAGGTAACCCAGTGGCTGCCTGGTGTGTTGTTAAGCGAGGAAAAGAGGCAATCATAAAAATCGTCCGCTTCGAAGAATTCGACAAAAATAGCGGAAAGCCAGGGGATATCTGGGGGAAATTTCCTTCGGTCATGCTGATCAAGTGTGCCGAGTCTATGGCACTTCGATCAGCCTTTGGATTGACCGGTGCGACCCCAGCGGACGAAATACGGGAAGAGGAAACGATGGTGAATGTAACACCAACCTCTCCGACCAGGGTAAAACCAAGAATTTCTGCTCCGGTAAAAGTTGAGAAACCCGAGGCAAAAACCGTCACTGAAACAGTTGTGAACGATAAAGGTAGGTATGAAACGGTTGAAAAAGTTGTCCCCGTTGAAGTCGTTTCGGAACCAACTCCATCGGCTCAAATTGAAGAAAATGAGCATGAGGAAGTTGAAACCTCGCCCATTGACGCTCCCGAGGTCATGGCGACGACTAAAAGCATAGACGCCACTTTTGGGAAAGGAACCTCGAAAAGGGTCATGGTTGAAGTTTTGGGCGGTATAAAACCAATCTCCTCGCTGAACCAAGTAGAGATTGAAAAGTTTTACCGGTCTTTAATCGACCTTGAACAATCAGGGGGGTTCGGTAATGAGTAAAAAAGAAACCCTCTGGATCTCCCCCTCAAGACTTGAAGCCTTGGAATTGTGTCCATTCAATTCCGAGAATAGAAAATTTACCGAGACCCCCGAAACAATTCGGGGGACCCGATTTCATTCCATCGCCTCGGAAATCCTGCTCGGCGATGAGCCCGACATAAGCAAGGATAATGACTGGGTGAAAGAAATGGTCGAAAAATGGATGGGATTTTCTCTCATCCAGGACCTCCTCCTTAACCCAGGGAAAATACTCCTCGTGGATGGGGAAAACCACATCTTGTGCGATGAGGTCCATGGAAAACAATTCCTCCATATTCCGCTCAACAAAGGTGAGAAAAACGGACTCAGGGGTTATCCTGACTTGATATCTAAAGATGGAGATACCCTCATTGTGTGGGATTGGAAAACTGGCAGAAATGAGCCAGGGCAATCACAAATTCGAGCTTATGCATGGATGGGTTTAGAGCTTTTCCCAGAATATGACAAGGTCATCGGCCGGTATTTCATGACCACCACCGGGGAAGTTTTTGAGTATGCTTTTTCGAGGGAGGATTTGAAAAACCTCCCCAGGTCAATCGTAGCAATTCAAAACAAATATCAAACGGTCCCCAGGGAAACCCTCCCCCGAACTCTCAATAAATATTGCGGGTTTTGTGAGTTTCGGGATTCGTGTCCGGAAACGAAACAGATAGCCGTGGATCTCCCATGGAAGCTGGCCCGTGTCCCCGAAAGCGAACAGGATTTCGAAGGGGTCGTTACCCTTTTGGAGAAAATTAAAATCGGGATAAAACTTCTTGGCTCACTGAAAGATATGGCTGAGGAAAACCGGAACCGGGCCATAAAAAATGCAGGTGGTGCCTTTAGGGGAAGTGAAAAGGAATGGAAGTTAAGGGAAATTCCTTCCAATTCTTACGATTACCCGGTTCCCGAAGTGATTGAAATAGCGCTGGAAAATGAAGTTTCTCTAAATTTTCTGTCAGTCTCCCTCTCAGGTTTTGAAAAAGCCGTAAAGGGTCTTCCCCATGCCAAAGAACTCACTGAGAAGGTTAAAAAGCTCAGAATTAGCACTGGGACCCGAGAAATAGTTGAAGAGGTTTACCTCGGACCGAAAGAGATTGAGCCACCTACTCAAAATGAGAAAGAACACGAAATCACAGTGATTGATGAAATTTCAATCCCGGCTTCTTTGCCAGAAAATCAAAAATTAGAAAAAAAAGAAGAGGAACCAAAAAAAATAACATTGGTGGATGAATTGGGTAGAATTTATCAAGAAATAAGTTGTTTGGAGGATCTGCATTTTCGAAAAACAAATAACCCAAATCAAAAATTAAATGAATTTTTTGCAGAACGAACTAAGCTGGAGAAAGGTTCCGGAGTCTCAATGTATTTAGCCCCCCCAGAAGAAATGAAAAGGTTGATTTACCTTGGAAATTCAATTCTTGAGGCCCTGGAAAAAACCGAAATTAACGAAGGTAAAAACGACTTTGAAAGGATTCTCCCAACCAAAAACCCCAAGTCAGATGCCATCCTTGATTATTCACTTCTGAAAGAAAGAGCCGAAAAGGTTTTAGGGAAGAAAATCTGGGTAGAAACCGTGAAAGAATTTTTCCCAGACCTCGAAAATGTCAGCAGGGGTTTGGATAGAAAGGTTTTGGAAAAAACCGTTGATACTATTGTGGAATTTACAAAACTTGCCACCGATAAAATTGATAAAGTTATCAAAAATTTGCATGAGGGGACACAAAAAAATGAAAATACTAACACTTGAAATTCAAAATTATAAAAAAATTGAAACCCTTTTCCTGGAACCCCAAGGGAAGGATCTAAAAATAGCAGGGGGAACGGGCCAGGGGAAAACAACGGCGATTTCAGCACTTTGGGAAATCCTCGGGAAAGTCGGTGAGCCAATAAAAGACGGAAACGGGGAACCTGCACAAATAAAGATCGTGCTCGGGGAACCCGGTGCCCCGTCAGTAACGGCCATCAGGCGTTATACCGAAAAAACCTCCAACCTTTCGATCATCTCTGGTTCTGGTGAAAAGGTTTCGGCCAAAGATTTTGGGGATTGGTTCTCATCCCTTGCGGTAAATCCGCATAAAATTATGGAAATGAAGCCCCTTGAACAAGTCGAAACGCTTTTGCAGGTAGCCGACTTGCAAGGTTTCGATCTTAAAAAAACCGATCAAAAAATTCTATCCCTAACCGATACCAGACTAAATATCCATCGTGACATTGAAAAAATGAAGGGGAAGATTGGGGCAGAACCTGAGGAAATTGAGAATGTCTCAATGGATATACTACTTGAAGAAATGAGGAAAGTAGAATCGGCTGATAGAGTTCTCCAAAATTACAAAAGCTCTTTACAGAATAACCATGAAAAAATTAAGAAACATAAAGAAGAACTGGAAGCTCTGGAAGCAAATTCGGATCATTTGTGCGATGAGATAGATAAGATGGTTATGGAGGCGAAAGACTACCCACCGTTAGAGGTTTTGAGACAAAAAATCAAAGACTCCAGCTCAATAAATGAAAAGGCCGCCACAAGGAAAAAATGGTTAGCAGATAAGGCGGAATCCGAAAAATTAAGCGTCGAAAAAGAACATATAGATAACGAAATAAAAACCCTCAGGGAGATTAAAAAAACATCTCTTGAATCTGCCAAATGGCCCGTCTTTGGCCTAACGATTGACGATGGGGAAATTAAATATCATGAGATTCCTTTATCCCAATGCGGCAGGTCGGAGCAAATGCTCATAACCGGTGCCATATCCGCAAAATCAATCAGAGATAAAAAGCTAAGGGTGGTTAGGCTTGACGGCATTGAATCAATGAGCAAAGCAGATTTTGAAACCCTTTCAAAAATTTTTCATGAAAACGGAATCCAGGTCCTTTCTACTCGTGTTTCCAGAGGCGAAATCGAAGAGGGGGAAATAGAAATTGTGGAAGGGGGATTAAGTGAAAAGTAACTGCGAAGAAAAATTTAAGAGGCTCTGGACAACGATTGAGAGAGCCTCGGCCATTGCAAAGGAACCGAAAACCAGGGGGCAAGAGTTTTTAGCCATTTCACAAATCATCGAGGTCGGAAAAAGGCTTAAAACGATAAAAAACCCTGTCCACAAAACTTGGTTTGAAAACAGATGGGGGTTGGAAATTTTGTGTGCTCAAAAAGTCTTAGAAGATAAATTGCCATGGAGGATTAAATCATGAAAAGAATTTACTGGGTGTCAAGACATAACCCACACAGTTCCCAGGTCGAGGCTTTATCTAAGCTATTTTTCTGCAATGTGTCGATTTTCCGACACGATAAGCCGTTTAGAGATGCAGAGGAAATCATAGAGAGATTCAAAGATGGAAATTTTGATGATCTGGTCGTCGTTGCCCCACTCTCAGTTTTAGATCGCCTTTGCCAACTTGGAGTAAAGCCTTTGTGGGCAAAATGTGAAGTTTGTCTACCGGCAGATTCGCAATGGGGAACATTTGGCAGGCTTTACAAATTCATCGAGTTTAGACGGATTGAAAAGCTGGAATTGCAAACTAGCGATGCAAAACCGGGAGGGTGGAGATGACCAAAGAAGAATTGAATAAAATTTTGAAAAGTCATAAAGATTGGTTGTCGGACCCAAATAAAGGCATTCTAGTCGATTTGCGGGGAGTCGATTTGCAGGGAGCCTCTTTGCGGGGAGCCTCTTTGCAGGGAGCCTATTTGCAGGGAGCCGATTTGCGGGGAGCCTATTTGCAGGGAGCCGATTTGCAGGGAGCCGATTTGCGGGGAGCCTATTTGCAGGGAGCAAAATTGGATTCGATCATCGTAAATTACGAAACCGCTGGTTACTTTATGGTCTGTCCAGCAAAAGGGAAATTTATAGGTTGGAAAAAAGTTGAAGGTAAAATACTAAAATTACTCATCCCCTCGAATGCAAAGAGAAGTTCGGCCACTACTAGGAAGTGTAGAGCCGAAATCGTCGAGGTCATCGGAGGAATTGGGCCGTGCGAAATATTGAGGACAGGAGTGAAAGGTAATGAAGCAAAATATGAAATCGGAAGAACAATTCATTGTCACGAATGGGACCCCGACCGCTGGGCGGAATGCTCAGGTGGAATTCATTTCTTTCTAACAAGACAGGAGGCAGAACAATGGTGATAAATAAAAAAGTTAGAACAGTAATTTTGAGAATTGAATTAACACCGGAGCAATACAAAACCTTAAAAGAAATTTCTGAAAAGGACTTTCGTCGGCCCAATGATTATTTGAAAAAGCTCATCACAGAGCACCTTGAATCTAAAAAATGATTATCGCCATCGACCCAGGCTCAAAAGGTGGGGTGGTTCTGGGAGATTCGAAAGGGTCTCTCAGAATCCACCCAAACCCTTTGACCCCAAAAGACTTCTCAAATTTTTGCAAGCTGTGGGAACCGGGTTCCGTTGTTGCCATTGAAAAGCCAGTGACTACGGCTCTAAGAGCAAATTTGGTTCCTGGCCAAAGAATCACAACTGGGACAATATCCCGGCTGAAATTTTGGGACTCGGTAGCCACGGCGATGCTAACAGAAATCGGGAAATGGGAGGTAGCTTTACATCCATGGAGCCCGGCTAATGATAGGGGTTCTGGTTCAATTTTCTGGCTACCTCCTCAAACATGGAGGAGATTGGTTTTTGGAAAAGCAAATCTGGTGAAAGGTGGAATGGCATGGAAGGGATTGGAGCTGGAATTGGCAAGATCCGAATTCCCCCACATAAAACAGCTTTTCGAAAAGTCACCCAAAAGTGACCACCCGATTTACGGGTTATCGGCTGCCTGCTGTATCTGGTTGGCTGCGAATAAAATAAGAGGAGGGGAAAAATGAAATATTTAGTCCAGTATTCAGGTGGCCTTCAAAGCTTTGAGTGTGCCAGGAGGGTCATCGAGAAACACGGGAAAGAAAATGTTGAATTGTGGTTTGCAGACACAATGGACGAGGACGAGGACTTGTATAGATTTAATCGAGATGTAGAAAAACTTTTAGGCGTAAAAATTAGGGTTTTTTGTTACGGCATGAACTTATGGGAGCTTTTTGATAGTGATAGATTTATTGCCAATTCAAGAGCTGATATTTGTTCAAGAAAAATGAAACGGGAATTACTCCAGGACGGGTTAGTCGATTACAAGGGATCAGACATAACTATAGTGCTGGGCATGGACTGGCAGGAGCCTCATAGAATAAAAAAAGCTGAAAAATTTTGGGTAAAATATAATGTTGTTTTTCCATTAAATGATTCATTTTATGGACCCTTTATTTTTAATAACAAAATCGAAGATTATTTGAAAGAAAACGGTATAGAAATTCCTAGAATGTATAAACTTGGTTTTAGTCACAATAATTGTGGGGGTGCTTGCGTAAAAGCCGGTAAAGGCCAATGGGTTCATCTCCTAAAGACCCTTCCAGATCGGTTCAAATATCATGAAGAGAGAGAGAGAGAGAGTGGCAACTTAAAATCGGTAAAGATAACACCATCCATACGATTACGGAAAAAGGTGTGAAAAGAAATTTATCACTTCGGGAACTGAGAGAAAGAACAGAGAAAGGAGAAGTGATTGGCCGATACGAATGGGGAGGTTGTGATTGTTTTATACCACCGGATGAGGAAGATAAAATTGAAGGAGAATCAGAATGAATCAAATTTGGTACTTAGTCAGAACAGCTGGTTGTTTTGATAAAGTCGAAGAAGTCGTAGTTGTCCGGCAGACAAAAAAATTTGTGACCTACATGGGTAAAGACTGCCAGCCCTATCGATCACAAAAGATAACCGATTACGATGCTATTTTCCCAACCATCCAGGAGGCCGTGGATTGGAAGATAAACATTTTGAAGGAGAGTATCCTAAGATACGCACTGCGTTTAGAAGATCCTGGGGAAAGTCTTAAGAACTTTATGAAATATGTAGAAACCAAATATCCCCAGGTGAAAATTAAGGAGAATTAGAATGAATCAAATTTGGTATTGGGTTAGGGCCGGAAGTTCTTTCGCTGAAATTAAAGAAGTTATGGTTATTAGTCAGACTAAAAAGTTTGTGATCCACACCCACACGGGAAGAGGCGGAAACTATTCATCTAAAAAGATAACCAAAAAAAATGCTATTTTCCCAACCCTCCAGGAAGCCATTGATTGGAAAATAAACTTTTTAAAAGAAAATATTGTCAGAGATGCACTGCGTTTAGAGAATTCTGAGGAAGACCTTAAGAACTTTATGAAATATGTAGAAACCAGGTACCCTCAGGCGAAACTATAAAAATTGAAGGAGAAATAAAATGAATGAAATTTGGTATAGAGTGAAGAGTCTTTTTGATGAAATCGAGGAGGTTGAAGTGGTTTCGGATTTGGGATCATTTGTGAACATTATCAATCAGTATGGAACCGGAACTTACCTGGAAAAAAAGAAAGCTAGTGACGGGGCAGTTTTCCCAACCGTCCAAGAAGCCGTAGACTGGAAGATAGTGGAAAGAAAAGAAAGAATCTACGAAGCTAAAAAGGCTGTTGAAGTGACTGAACATGCTCTTCAAAGGTTTTTTGAAAAAACTAAAGCCAAATACCCTCAGGTGAAACTATAAAAAATTAAGTAGAAAAAACGAAAGGGAGATTAAAAATGAAACGATTTTACTTGGATAGAGCCAATGACGAAACAGGAGTATCAGGGACAGGATTCATCGCCGAGGGGGTTGAGTTGCGGGACGGAAGGGTTGTTCTTTGCTGGCTTGGGAACTTTCGGTCCACAATCCTTTATGACAATATCGAAGCTGTGGTCAAAGTGCACGGTCACGGGGGGAAAACAGTAGTAATCTATGTCGACGATGCTCATTTTGAGCCTGAAAACAAGTTTGTAAAGCCCAAAACGGGCGAGGAGGATT